AGCCCTACACTCCCCCGGACATTGGACCTTCCACGCCCCCCTGGAAGGTTGGTCCGGGGGAGATGTCGCCATTCGGGAAGATGGGAATGGGGGCAGTAGACCTGGCGTCGAACCTTGCTACTGCCGGAGCTGCTCCAGCTGCGAAGTCTATGTTCGTAGGGCTTGGTGCGCTGAAGCGTGCTATGCCAGAAGCGTTTGATCAGGCGATGAAAGCTGTCTACCCGATGGTGGAAGCCGCAGAGAAAACAGGAGTTAAACCTTCAGCGGAGCAGCTTTGGCAGGCTGGAAAGCTCTGGATGGGTCCGGGAGGGAAAGGACCGCCCATGGCGGAGATCCCGGACTGGATGGCAGGACTAGGCCCGAAGGTTGAGCCAAATCCATATAGCACAAGCGGAATGCTGAGCAGTCCACGACCAGGATCTGAACTTGGTGATTATCTTGCACATCCGCAGCTGTATAGTGCGTATCCTGGTGGTACGTATAAGGGAGGAATTTTTCAGCCAGTCTCAGGTATCGAACTTAGAGGTATGGAAGGATCCAATAAAGCAGTTGGAAGTTATAATCCAAATATAGATCTTATGCGGATTGGAAGTCAAGAGCCACACGATTTTATGGCTACTATGTTGCATGAAACACAGCACGCAATTGCGCATAGAGAAGGTTTTCCGCAGGGAACTAGCTACCGAGCATTCCTGCCAGAAGATTATCGCGAACAGACACAGGCAATTGTAGATGCTGGAAATAAGCTGCACGAAGATATACGAGCAGCCGGACTAGATCCACACGCTGCTATAGGTGCGGTTAGGTCTAATCGGCCAGATCTGCATCCCGCAACGCTGAGTAGTGTTAATGCAAGTGGTCTTAGGCCAAGAATTCAACAGTTTCTATCGCATTCGAAGTATATAGAAGGTCTTGAGGATGCTGCCAAGAGGAAGTACTTCCTGCATCCGGGAGAGCTGATCCCGAAGGCAGTAGAGATGCGGATGAACCTCCCGCCGGAAGAGCTTGCTAGGCAGTCGCCGGATGAGACGATACGAGAGTTCGTAAGAGGACTACGGTGACAGATAAGCTCTCCGTAGATGAGGCACTCGCCCTGGCTACTGCCGGGCTGGAAGATCCGTGCTTCTTCATGAGGAGCTTCTTTCCGCAGTGGTTCACATATCCCATGCCCTGGGTCCACAGAGGAGTTCTGGCTATCCTATCACGGCAGACGGACTGGTTGCTGAAATTTGGGGAAGAGATCTGGCCAGGAGGCAAGGGAGTCTGGAATGAGCAACAGCTTAGTAAAATCATCAAGCATTTCGTTTGGAGATCAGATCCTGAGGACAGTTCTTCTCCGCTGGTCCCGCTCTTCGAAGCCGAGCGAGGATCTGATGGGAGTATATGTCGCCTTAACCTGGCTGTCTCTGATCGTATGCTTATCATTATGCCTCGCGGAGTAAGCAAGACCACTTTGCTGAATGCGCACAACATCCGAGAGATCCTGAACCACGAGATATCATTTTTGGTATATCTCTCTGAGACTGCTACCCATGCCGAGCAGCAACTGGAGAACATTAAGCGGACTCTTGAGACCAATACGCTTATCCAGGCAGTATATGGCCAGAAGAGGCCGGAGCGGAGTTCTATAGAAAGGTGGACTCAGTCGCTCATAGAAACGACGGATGGTGTCGTGGTAGCTGCGAAGGGCCGAGGCGGGCAAGTACGCGGCATGAACCATCAAGGGAAGAGGCCGGACTCTATCGTGTTTGATGACATAGAAGACAAAGAGTCGGTTAAAACTGAGGAGCAGCGTGATAAGACTCGAACCTGGCTAAAAGCTGACGTGGAGCCTGCTCTGCCGCAGATCAAGAAAGGCGTTGGTAGGATCGTAGGCTTGGGCACGGTGCTGCATCATGATAGTCTCTTGCTTACCCTCTCACGAGATCCCGAGTGGGTAACGGTCCGCTTCGGCGCTGTGGATCCTGAGGGGGAGATGCTCTGGGACCACTATATGACGAAGGAGCAGTTCTATGCCAAGCGACGAAGCTTTCAGAGAATTGGAAAGCTTGCAGAGTTTAATATGGAATATCAATCTAGTACTAAGTCCGAAGGGGATAATTCCAAGTTCCCAAGCGCTTTTACTTACCAACACGAAGAGCTCGGAACCCTTCCCGGGAGGGCCATTGTCATTGATCCGGCTATATCCGATAAGAAAGACTCGGATTATTGTGCTTTCGGTGTAGTAGGAATGACAGAGAAGGGTAAGATCCATGTCTTAGATGTGTACATGGAAAGAGGGATGTCCCCGCAGCAGCAGGTTGACAAGTACTTCGAGCTTAAGTTTAAGTGGGACTGTAATAAGCATGGGGTGGAGTCGGTAGCGTATCAGCTTGCTCTGATCCACCTGCTCAGAGAGGAGATGTTTCGCCGTGGCAAGCTCATGGGACCAAGCTCGTATTTTGATATCGAGCCTATCACACATGGAAGAACTGGAAAGACAGAACGTGTCGAAGGAATACTTAGCACTCGCTACACTGCTGGGTATATCACTCACGAGAGACATTTTCCGCTCTACGAGGAACAGCTCCTCGATTGGCCAAACGGCAAGAAAGATGGACCAGATGTAGTAGCTATGGCGGTGCAATTGCTCGATCCGTTCGCCGCCTATGCCTTTGATCCAGAGTCGGAGGACGCAGATAAGCTTGCAAAGGATCAATTCGAGCCACTAGATGAATTCCTGGACGAGTATAGGATGTGCCCATAATGGCGCTTGGTGATTTCAGCAACGACGCAGAGCCTCTAAGGGCTCCTCCGGCGACTTCTGATGAGCCTGAGAAGCCTATTGATATGCTTGTGCCGCAGAGTGAGCTGCATAATAGGGTTCTGCAGTACCTGCTGCGGCGCCTGAACTACTCTGAGCGTACTATGACGCAATTCTACTCCCGTTGGAACGCAAATGAGAGGAAATTGCAGGCATATATTAACCTTCCGGACTATGAAGCTGCGCTCAAGCAGATGAACAAAACCGGAACTCCGCCCTCGGTCGTTTCTATCACTGTTCCGTATTCGTTCGCGACGATCTGGACCATAGTTACGTACTTAGTTCACACTTTCTGCGGCCAAAAGCCCATTTTTCAGGTTTCTGCGTACAAAGAGGAGGCAATTGAGGCTACTACCTACATGGAGACCGTGCTACAGTACAATGCGGACCATACGAGGCTCATTTTACGGCTAATTCAGTGGTTTTTAGACGCGGAAACCTATGGAATGGGGGCTCTGAGGACACTTTGGGAGGAAGAGAAGGGAAAAAGGACGCAATGGACGCCTATGAGCCCCGGAGGGCTGCTCGCGCCGAACATGGCAACTCAACAAGTGCGACAATCCGTCGAAAAAACTGTCTTTCAGGGCAATAAGGTCACTAATATTGACCCATTCATGTTCTTCCCAGATCCTAGAGTGCCTATGGCGGAGGTTAACCGGCGAGGTGAGTTCGTATTCTGGCGCTCATTCGAGGGAAAGCACGTACTCTTGAGGCAGCAGGCCCAGGGTAACCTGAAATGGATCGATAATATTGCTAATATGCCACAAGGAGTATGGGGTGAGATTACTGGAAAGTCCGTACGAGCGCTCGTCGCGGAGGGCCAGTCAAGCCCTGGAGATCCGCAACTACGCGATATCCGCGCTACTCCGTACTACCAAGTCGACCAAGGGACAGTGGAGATTGTTCCGAGTGAGCTTGGCTTGGGAGACAGCAACGTCCCGGAGAAGTGGCTATTCTCCATTGGCAACAAGAGTCAAATTATACAGGCAGAACCCTTCGACTACGATCACGGTAGGCATCCTATTGCGGTTATCGAACCTAGCTCATTCGGGTATGCGTTCGGTCAGCCTGGAACCCTTGATTTTCTCGGGCCGATACAGGACACTCTTTCTTGGTTTATTAACTCTCACATCCACAATGTCAGAACCGCTCTCAACAATATGTTTGTGGTGGACCCCAGTATGGTGGAATTACAGGATCTTAAAAATCCTGGTCCTGG